GGATGCTGGACACGGACAACTTGATCGGCGGAGCCTGCAAAGCCGTGCGCGACGGCGTGGCCGACTGGCTAGGCGTGCCGGACAACCACCCGAGCATCACATGGGCCTATGAGCAGCGACGCGGAGGGCTGAAGGAGTACGCGGTAGAGATCGCGGTGGAGATGGGCATAACCTAGGGTTTCCCCTAGTACACAAACGCCCGCGCAAGATCAGAATAGAGCCATCGCAACCGGAGATCAGAGATGCAAACCTTCAAAGTTAACCAGATCGTCGCAAGCAAGTTCGGTAAGTTCGTGATCTTGGCTTTCCGCACGATGCCTGGCGAGACCGAGCAGTACGCGCAAGTGAAGCCCTACAACCCTGCCACCGGCAAGACGGGGCGCGGAGAGATGGCGCTTCCCATGAGTTCACTCAAATCTGTCTAACAACAAGGGGCTTCGGCCCCTGTCTGACATGAAATGTCAACACCGTAGATTCTCGTTTGCAACCGAGACAGGCGAGGGCAAATGCTGGGATTGCGGAGCAGAAGGGCGCATGCGCTTTGTTGTTGGCGATCCTGCCTCAGAAGAACAAGCGCGTTGTCTGTGGCTTGCTGAGCGCGCAGCTAAACAAGCTCACTATGGACACGAAAAGTTCTCGCTTGGCCTTTTGGCAATGCAAATAAGAGAGAATGTCCGGCCAGAAGATGAAGCCTAAAACCGATAGGCAAGCATGAAGTGCGCCCGCTGCGGCAAGGCTCTATCCAAAGCCGCAGCCACTATCCCAACACAGAACGGCGCACTAGCCTTCGGGCCAAAGTGCGCCAAAGCCGCAGGGCTGCACAAGCACAAACCGCGCCAGAGTGAGGCCGTGACCACGCTTGAGGGCCAGCTAGAGTTGTTTGCTACAATGGGACAGCAGTAACCGTGAGGACTGCGCTCGTTTTCGCGAACAACCGGCAAGGACTCGCATGGCCGCCCGCCTCAACCGCATGCACTCGGAGCAAGTCCGAGCAAAGATTCAGGCATCTGTCCTGATCGACCGCCTCCAAAAGCACGTTACTGGAGAGCTTGAACTCACCGCAAGCCAGATCACGGCGGCACAAGTCTTGCTAGACAGGTCAGTGCCGAAATTGTCGCAGATTCAACATTCTGGCGACAATGAGAACCCGGTGCAGGTAGGTGTCACGCTCCAGGTGGTCGGTGTCCCCGCAAAGGGTTGAACTCCCCGAGAAGCTGCTGCCGCTGTTCCAGCCAGCACGCTACAAGGTATTGCACGGCGGACGGGGTTCGTCAAAGTCTTGGAGTGTCGCCCGCGCCCTAGTAGCGATGGCCGCATCCAGGCCCCTGCGCGTGCTGTGCGCCCGCGAGACGCAGAAATCCATTCAGGAGTCCGTACACCGGCTGCTGAAGGATCAGATCCTTCTGCTAGGGCTGGAAGCGTTCTTCGACATACAAGAGACGAAGATCGTAGGCAAGAACGGGAGCGACTTCCAGTTCGCAGGCATCCGCCAGCAGGGCGTGGCGAACCTCAAGAGCTTTGAGGGCGTCGATGTGTGCTGGGTGGAAGAAGCGCACGTTGTGACGAAGAAGTCATGGGATGTGCTGATCCCGACGATCCGCAAGCCTGGCAGCGAAATCTGGATCACGTTCAACCCTGAGTTGGACACCGACGAGACCTACGAGCGTTTCGTGCTGAAGCCGCCCGATGGCGCGTTCATCGCTGAGGTGAACTATTCGGACAACCCGTGGTTCCCGCCTGAGCTTGAGGCGGAGCGCTTGCACATGCAGGCGCGTGACCCGATCAGCTACGAGAACATCTGGGCCGGTAAGCCCCGGGCGGCTGTTGAGGGGGCGATCTACGCCGCTGAGATTGACCGGATGCAGCGTGAGGGCCGGTTCACCCGCGTGAGCCATGACCCGATGCTGAAGGTTCACACTGTCTGGGACTTGGGCTGGAACGATCAGACGGTGATTCTGATGGTGCAGCGGGCGGGCTCAGAGCTTCGCATCATCGGGGTGTATATCTCGCGGTTCACCACGTTTGACCACGATATTGGCGAGCTTCGGAAGCTGAACTATCGCTGGGGCAAGGACTGGATGCCGCACGATGCCAAGGCGAAAACCAAGAGCAGCGGCGGGAAGTCAGCCGAGGAAATCGTCAAGGGTTTGGGGCGCGATGTTGAAATCGTGCCGTCCGAATACATCGAGACGGGTATAAAATACGTGCGCGACATATTCCCGCGCCTGTGGGCAGACGATACCGGCGCGAAGGATTGGCTGAATGCGCTGAAACGGTATCGGCGCACGATCAGCGCTGACGGCAGGCGCACGGGTGAGCCGGCGCACGACGATGCCAGTCACGGCGCTGATGCGCTAAGATACTTGGCAATCGTGGCCGATAAGTTGTCCAACGAGGATTGGGGCGGGCAGAAAATCCGTTATCCCAAGAACATGGGGATCGTATGAACCGACCGTGGATGATTCGCGCAGAGCAGCGGCTGGAGCATATCGAGCGCTCCTTGAAGGCGCAGCACGCCGAGAATCAGGCGCTGAAGGCTGAGATTGAAGCGCTGAAGGCCGACAAGCCCGAGAAGCGCGGCCCAGGTCGCCCGCCGAAAGTCGAGTAATGGACATCCTAGCCGCCCTCCGACACCAAGAGCGCCAGAGCCGATCCGGCGACCTTGAGGACGACCGTCAGGAGGCGCTAGACCGTTTCCACGGTCGGCCCTATGGCGATGAGGTGGAGGGTCGCTCGCAGGTTGTCATGCGCGACATCGCTGACACCGTGGCATGGCTGATGCCGTCGCTGCTCAAAATCTTCGCGGCTGGCGACGAGGTGGTTCGCTTTGATCCTGTTGGCCCCGAGGATGAGGAGCAGTCGCAGCAGGAAACGGACTACTGCAACCATGTGCTGATGTCCAAGAATCAGGGCTTCCTGATCCTGCACGACTGGTTCCATGACGCGCTGGTGCAGCGCAACGGCTACGTGATGGTCCGCAGCGTCACCAAGACGCGCAGCCAGACGGAGCGCTACCAGAACCTGAGTGATGCGGAGTTCCAGGCGCTGGTGCAGTCCGAGGGGCTGGAACTGCTGGAGCATGACGAGCGCGAGAGCATCGAGCAGACGACGATGGGGCCGATCATCGTCAAGGTGCATGATGCTGCGGTGCGCTCGGTGCAGGAATACCCGTGCGTCGAGGTCATCAACATCCCGCCGGAGCGTGTGCGGGTTGCGCCTGATTGGCCTCATCTGCACTTCGATGGCTGTCAGTTCTTTGAGGCTGAGGACTGGCTGACTGTCTCGCAACTGCGAGAACAGGGCTATGACATCCCGGACGACATCAACGACGACGGCGAAGATGACGCCGATGACGAGGTGTCGGACATCGCCCGCTCGCAGTCGCAGGACGGCCAATGGGGGCGCGAAGACATCGAAGCCGACCCGGCCACCCGCCGCCTGCGCGTGCGCTATGCGTGGCTGCGTTTTGACGAGGACGGCGACGGGATCGCGGAGCTTCGTCGGCTGGTGGTGGTCGGGACGACGATCCTTGAGAACGAAGAGGATGACCTGATCCCTGCCGCGTCGCTGACGCCGGGACGCTTGCCGCATGAGCATGTGGGTCAGTCGGTCGATGATTGGGTGGCCGACCTTCAGCGCATCCGCACGGTGCTGACGCGGGGCTTCCTCGATAACCTCTACATGAGTCAGCATCCGCAGACCTATGTGGACATGGATCGCGTCAACATCGACGACATGCTGACGATTCGCGTCGGCGGGATTCGTCGGACGAAGGGTGACCCTCGGACTGCGGTGATGGAGTCCATCCGCCCTGATACCGGCCCGATGTCGCTTCAGGCTATCGAGTACATCGACACCATCCGCGAGAACCGGACGGGCGTCACTCGGTACAACCAAGGGTTGGACGCGAACTCGCTGAACAAGACGGCCAGCGGCATCTCGCAGATCATGACGGCCTCTCAGCAGCGCATCGAGCTGATCGCTCGGGTGTTCGCTGAGACGGGCGTGAAGAATCTGATGCTGATCGTCCACGCGATGAGCGTGAAGAACGGTCGCCAGGCTGAGATGGTGAAGCTGCGCAACCAGTGGGTGCAGGTTGACCCGCGCTCATGGAAGACGCGCCGCGACATCACGATTTCCGTGGGCATCGGCTCGGGCAACCGCGAGCAGCAACTGCAGCAGTTGTACGCCGTTTGGCAGCAGCAGATGCAAGTCATGCCGATGGGGCTGGCTTCTCCGGCGAACGTGTACGCCACGCTGAAGCGCATCACTGCCGCATCGGGGTTCAAAAACGGCGAAGAATTCTGGACTGACCCGACGAAGCAGCCGCCGAAGCCGCCGCCGCCGAATCCCGACATGGTGAAGGCTCAGATTGAGGCGCAGTCCAAGCAGCAGGACATGCAGATCAAGCAGCAGACCGCCGCCGCTGACATCCAGTTCCGGCAGCAAGAAGCCGCGATTGAACTGGAAAAGGCGAAGGTTGAGCTTCAGATCAAGCTGATCGACTTGGAGATCAAGAAGGAAGCCGCCGCCATTTCGCAGCAGACTGCGATGGTGAACGCGACCGCCAAGATGATGACGGCCAGCGACGACGCGGCCCGCGCCGAGGAGATCCGCAATGACTGAGCAGCAAGAGATCAGCAGAGGCCAAGAGGCGCAGCGCCTGATGGAGCATCCGCTGATGGTGGAGGCTTTCTCGGTCATCGAGCGGGCGATGCTGGACAACCTGATGCGCGTTCCCGTCACTGATGCGGCGCTGGAGCGTGAGTACGTGCGGACTTTGCAGCTTCTCGGAAAGCTGCGGGGTCACTTTGTCGAGGCGATGGAGACGGGGAAACTCGCTCGCGCCACGAAGGCAGACCGCGAATCGGTGGGGCAGAAACTCCGTCGCGTGGTCGGTTTGTGAAACCGGCCCGACAACCCTGCGGGGATCGGGCACATTGAAAGCGTGAATGGACACCAATCCCGTAGCGGAAGTGACCACGGCCCCGAGTGAAGGGGGCAGTCCTGAAGATCGCCTGATGGCGCTTTACTCTGAGGAGCCCGAGGAGCAATCCGACGAGCCCGAAGCGGAAGACGCGCCCGACACCGAGAGCGATACCCCTGCCGAGAGCGAAGCGCCGGAAGTCGTCAATGACCAAGCCGACGAAGCGTTTGAGGAAGTGGAGTACGACGGCAAGCCCGTGAAGCTGCCGCCGAAGATCGCTGAGGTGGTGAAGAAGGCGGAAAGTCTCCAAGCGGACTACACGCGCAAGACCCAAGAGGTAGCGGAGCAGCGCCGCGCCGTCGAGGACAAGCAGCACTACATCGCGGCGAAGGAGTTGATCCTTCAGAGCGCTTTCAAGGAAGCCGCCGAGGTGGAGTCGATCCAGTCGCAGTTGTCGCAGTTTGACGCGCTGGATTGGAACTCGCTTGTGATCGAGGACGCGCAGAAGGCTCTGCAACTGAACTTTGCCCGTCAGCAGTTGCAGAGCAAGCTGGCGGCGAAGCAGGGCGAACTGCAGAAGACCATCGAGAAAGCGCAAGCAGCCAAGGCACAGCACGACCGTCAGCAGATGGAACTGGGCAAGGCTGAACTCGCAAGGCGCGTGGGGAAGATCAGCGATGCAGACCGTGCGGCCACATGGCAGCAGGCACTGACGCTGGGGTTCTCCGAACACGAGCTTGCAAGCGCAACCGATCCGCGACTGATGCACGCTCTGTTCAAGGCCGCGAAGTTTGACGCCATGCAGGCGGCGACTCAAACGGCCCTGACGAAGAAAGTACCGCAGGCCAAGCCGATGACGACACCGGCTGCCCGCGCATCCACAACCCAAGCTGAGTCAAGCCGCGAAGCGCTGGAGAAACGTCTCCGCAAGACCGGCAAGCAGGAAGACGCGATTGCGGTCCTGATGTCTCGGCTCGAAATGAAACGAAAGAGGTAACCAAATGGCTGCTTTGACTGGAACCACGAACACCTACGGCCTGACCGGCCTGGCTGAAGACGTCCATGACGTCATCTACGACATCTCCCCGACGGAAACGCCGGTGATGACAATGGCGAAGCGCCTGACCGGCGAAGCCACCACGCACGAATGGCAGACGGACGCGCTGGCTTCGGCCTCCGTGAACAAGGCGATTGAAGGCGATGACGCGACGTTCGCCACCGTGTCCGCGACCACCATGCTGTCCAACCGCATGATGATCTCGCAAAAGACGGTGATGATCTCCGGCACCGCTGACCGCGTGAAGAAGTACGGTCGCGCCAAGGAGATCGCGTACCAGATCACCAAGAAGGGCAAGGAACTGAAGCGCGACATCGAAACCGCGATGGTCGGCATGCAGGGCTCCTCGGTCGGCGGTGCTGCCACCGCTCGTCAGGCCGCTGGCCTGCGGGCGATGATCACCAACTACCGCGCCGCTTCGGGCACTGGCACGAACACCACGGCGACCGTGCCGGGCTACTCGTCTTCGGACTGGGGCCTGACCGCCGCTGACGGCACGGCTGTCACCTTCGTGGAAGCCGACCTGAAGGCCGCGCTGGAACTGGCGTGGACTGATGGCGGCGACCCGTCGATGATCGTCACGAACAGCAAGCAGAAGCAGCGCATGTCTGCCTTTGCTGGCGCTTCGGCCTTCCAGGGCTTCTCGGTCGATCAGGGCCGCTCGGCTCAGGGCGCGGTGATCGCTGGCGTCGATCTGTACGTCTCCGACTTCGGTGACCACAAGGTCGTGCTGGATCGCTTCATCGGCCAGACCGGCGTGTTGTGCCTTGACCCGGAGTACGTCGGCATCGCCTGGCTGCGTCCGATCAAGGACGTTCCGCTGGCGAAGACCGGCGACGCTGAGAAACGTCAGTTGATCTGCGAGTGGACGACCGTGGCGATGAACCCGGACGCGCACGCGCAAATCGTCGGCGCTGTGACGACCTGATGATGGGGGGCGGGGGGCAACTCCCGCCCTTTTCACATGGAAAAGATCGACCAAACCGTCAACGAATCCGGCCTTGTCACGACATCGCTGCTGGACGAAGACGGGAACCTGCATGTCACGTATGAGCAGGACGCGGCACCGGCCTTTGAGCAGGTTCTGAGCGTTCGCAACGATGGCAATGCGTGGCGCGAAGGCGTCAAAAAGGACATGGTTCATGCGTTCCACATCCCTGATGGGGTGGTGCATGAGCTTCTGAAGATCGGTGTGAACGTCTACAAGTCGCCGCTGAAGGACATCGTTTGGGGCCTGCGACGGCTCAACCGATTCGAGGCGTGCGACATGACCGGGAAGCGCTTTGTCTGACCTGCAACTTGCGCACGACCTGTGCGACTCGGAGCCTGATGAGGCGCTGCGTCTGCTGACGACGACGCTACGGGATGACCCCGACTGCGCCCCTGCGCTGTACTTGGCCGGCTGCATCATGTGCAAGGCCGACAAGCATGGGCTTGCGCTTCCGCTGTTCGAGCGTGCCGCGAAACTCGCGCCGTCGCAGTCGGAGGCGTGGAATGCGGTCGGCACTGCGTGCCATGAGCTACACAAGCCGGTTGAGGCTCGGCAAGCGTTCAAGCGGGCGCTGGATCTGGAACACAAGGCGCTGTATCTGGTGAACCTCGGAGTGACCTACGCCGATGAGGGCAACCACGCTGAAGCGCTGAAGTGGATTCACAAGGCTGAGAGGCTGGAGCCTGATCTGCCAAACATCCCCGCAGCCGCTGCGTTCAGCGAGCTTGCAACGGGCGATTGGGCCAACGGCTGGCGGCACTACGCGGCCACGTTGGGCGGCAAGTTCCGCAAGAAACTGAACTTCGGTGCGCCGGATTGGGACGGGTCGCCTGTTGGCCGGCTGATCCTGTACGGCGAGCAGGGCCTGGGCGACGAGGTGATGTATGCGTCTTGTATCGCTGACTGTCGCGCCCTTGCGCGGGAGGTGGTAATTGAGTGTGACCCGAGGCTTGAGGGCCTATATCGCCGTTCGTTCCCGTGGGCAGAGGTTCACGGCACGCGCCGGCTGGCTCGGCATTGGGATACGCGGTGCGACGCACAGGCGTCTGTCGGCTCTCTGCCGGCGCTGTTCCGGTCATCGCCTGAGTCGTGCCCCCGGACACCTTACCTTGTCGCAGATCCCGAGAAGCGGTTGATGTGGCGGGCGCTGTTCGACTCGTGGAAGAAGCCGGTGATCGGCATCGCGTGGAGCGGCGGCAAGCCGCAGAGCCAGCTAGGCAAGCGCACCATCGGGCTGGAGTCGTTCCGCCCGTACATCGAGGAGCATGACGCTGTGTTTGTGTCGCTGCAGTACAAAGACCCGCGTGCTGAGCTCGATGCGACCGGCCTGCCGGTGCGTCACTTTGAGTTGGGTGACGACTACGACAACACCGCCGCGCTGATCGCAGAGCTTGACGGCATGGTCGGCATCCATACGACGGCACACCATGTGCGCGGCGCTCTTGGTCTGCCAAGCACGGTGCTGGTGCCTCACGCGCCGCTGTGGAACTACGTCCACGGCGACCGCATGCCTTGGTACGCCGCACAGGTGTATCACCGGCAGAAACGCGACGAGCGCTGGATCGATTGCATCAGGAGGCTGTATTGATCCGTCTGTTCTACGGCTTCGACCCCCGGGAGGAGATCGGCGCACACACGTTCGTGTCCAGCGTGATCCACCACGCATCGCAGCCGGTGGCGCTGTGCCCGCTGCATCTGCCTATGCTGCCGATGTACTCCGGCGGCGAGCGCGACGGCACGAACGCATTCATCTACAGCCGCTTCCTGATCCCGCAACTGTGCGGCTACGAGGGATGGGCCATCTTCGTTGATGGCGCGGACATGATCGTCAAGGGCGACATCGCAGAGCTTTGGTCGCTGCGGGATGAGGCAAAGGCCGTGCAAGTGGTCAAGCACGACTACAAGACGAAGCACCCTCGGAAGTACGTTGGCACACCGATGGAAGCGGATAACGGCGACTATCCTTGCAAGAACTGGTCAAGCGTGATGCTCATCAACTGCGGGCACGACGATTGGCAGCGCATCACGCCCAGAGCGGTGGCAAAGATGACCGGCGCGGAACTGCACCGATTCCAGTTCATCCGTCCGGGCGCTGTGGGAGCGCTGCCGGTAGAATGGAACCACCTAGCGGACGAGTTGGGCGAGAACCCCCGGGCGAAGTTGCTGCACTGGACTGCCGGGATTCCTGCATGGCCCGCATACCGCAACGCCCCGCACGCTGACGACTGGCGAGCGGCACATGAGCGAGTAAACCACGCGGTGTAATCATGACATACCCGAAAATCCGAGGCGTTAGCGCCATCACCGACAGCTTCCAATATGCCGTTGGCATTGATGATGCGGGGCGCACTGTGCTGATGAGCGGGCAAGATTCGATCCAATCGGTGATCCGCAATCCGGTGAACTCTGGAGAATCCCCGCAGCGGGTATTTCTGCTGGGCGACTCGCTCACCATGCGGGCGCATCGGGCGGTTTCTGCGGCTTCGTTCTCGATCAGCGGCACGGACGTCACTGTGACCTCATCGAGCGCGGCGGTTCCTGTAGGCTCGTACATGCGGGTCATCAACCAATCGAACGCGTCGGTGAACATCGACGTTCCGGTGGTGACGTCTACCTCTGCAGGTTTCACGATCCGCTACCCGTTCGATGTGACCGGCCTGCTGACGGGCACGATCAGCGGCTCACTGTACGGGCAGGACAACGACAGCGGCTGGTGGAACTACGCGGCGGGCGCTTTGGCGGTGGCCGGGAAGCCTGTTACCGTGGTGCGCAACGCGGGCGACGGCGGCGACACGCTAGCGCAGATTCTGGCCCGCATCTCGACCGAGATTGCCCCATACGCGCAGCCTGGCGACATCGTGGCCTTCATGGGCGGCGTCAACGGCGCAGGCACTGGTGCGGATGACTCGCTGGACGAATCGACCGAAGCGGCAGTCGTCGGGCAGCTTGAACTGATCTTTGATGCGCTTCTGGCTTTGGGCGTCACGGTCCACGCATCGACGATCACGCAGGCGGAAGCCTCCGGCTATTGGGCGACATCACCCTCGACGGCGCTTGCCATCACCACGGCGGCGAACGGCTACATCCGTGGGCGCTGCCTGAGCGAGGCGCGGATGCGCTGCTTTGACTCGCACGCGGCGCTAGGCGGCGGCAGCTACGCCACGGCGGGCACGGTTGAGTCGGCGGGGATTCACTTCCTTGTCGCAGGCGCTCAACTTGTCGGCGCTCGCTACGTCACGGACTGCGGCGCGGACTACCGGAAGGCTTCCTATCGTCGGTGGCTGTCGGTGGCGGACAACTACGCCGATTCGTCGTCGTGGAACCTGATCGGGAACGCGAACTTTGCAGGCGCGACGGGATCGACTCGCCCCACGGGGTGGACTTCGGTCACTGCGGGCGGCGGGTCGAACACCTACACGCTATCGGCTCGCTCGGACGGCATGGGCAATGACTTGCTGTTCGCAAAGGCGCACACGGCGGCGACGACAACGGCCATCGGCTACGACATCACGGCGGCAGTGACTGCGGGGGATCGGCTGATTTTCGGCTGCGAGATGGAGGGCACGGCGGCGACCGAAACGCATCAGGCGAAGGTGCGGATCGACATCGTTGTCGGTGCTGACACCTACAGCTACAGGCTCCAGAACAACCACTTCTCCTATGCTCAGGGCGGGCGCGGCATGACTGCGGGGACGCGCTACTTCTTCGAGAAAGTCAGCGGCGACAACGACGGGCGCAACGGGGTGGAGGTGCCTGCGGGCTTCACTTCTGTCACCTTCGTGCTTGAGATCGGTCTAGGCGCGTCTGGCACAGCTTCGGCCACGTTCTCGCGGCCTCACTGCTACAAGGTATGAAGCTAGTCGGGCGCACATGGATTCCTGACGGCGACACGTTCTTTCCGCCTTACTTTGAGCGCGGGGATGTGTTTGAGTTGGGCAACCTGCTGACGGCGTTGAAGCACGTTCGCGGCTGGGACGTAGCTGTGGACGGCGGGGCGCATGTGGGGTCATGGTCGCGCTACATGGCCGAAAAGTTCTCCCGCGTCTATGCCTACGAACCGCACCCGGACAACTATGAGTGTCTGATAGCCAACTGCGGCCATCTTGAGAACGTGCAGCCCATGCGGTTTGCGCTTGGCAAGGAGAACGGCGAGATCGCACTCGCTGCTGGCAACAACGGTGGCTGCTGGCACCAAGTCGAGGGGCGCGGCACGCTGGTGATGCCGCTGCCGGATGTTGGGGCGCTGGACTTCCTGAAGCTGGATGTAGAGGGCTTTGAGGCTGACGTGATCGAAGGCGCAGCGGATCAGATCCAGCGCTATCGGCCCGTGGTGCTGATCGAGGAAAAGCCGCTGCCGCACAAGCCGCTGGACTACTCGGCACGGCGTTTGCTTGAGCGCATGGACTTTCGGGAAGTCGGGCGCTCCGGGCGCGATGTGGTGTTTGCGTGAAGGTCGGCTTCCTGCACGTTGGGCCTGACACGCGGCTGGCGTCGATCATGGCGCGGTCTTGCTTGGATCATGGCTACGAACTGATCCAGATGACGGACGCCGACTCAGCGGCCATTGATGGCTGTCGAGTGGTGCGCCTGCCGTGGAATCACACGCGACTGATGACCTACCGGCTGCGGCACTTGGCAGAGTTGGGCGAGCCTGAACTGACGGTGTTGGATACCGATACTGTCGTGCTGCGGGATATCTCCGACATATGGGGCGCGGAGTTTGACCTTGCGCTGACAAAGCGAGGGGCTACAATCTCCAAAACGACGGGCGTTGATGTGGCAAAGGATATGCCATACAACATCGGCGTGATGTTTGTCCGTGACCCGAAGGTATGGGAGTACGCGCACCAGTTCTGCGCCTCCCTGTCGGACAAACTCCAGACATGGTGGGGCGATCAGCTTGCCATGGCGGCGGCAGCAAACGAGTTTAAAACCCTCGAACTGCCGTGTAGTGAATGGAACTACACCCCCCGCAGCGCTGAGGATGTCCCCGATGTCCGCGTGCTGCACTACAAAGGGCCGCGCAAGCGCTGGATGATCGACAAATGGCAATCAGTACCTACAGCGGGCTAAAGACGGCTGTATCGGCGTGGCTGAACCGCACCGATCTGGCAGCGTATATCCCCGATTTCATCGCGCTTGCGGAATCCGACATCCGCAACGATGTCCGCGTGCGTGCCATGCAAGTTTTGACAACGGGCACGCTGACCGACGAAACTCTGGACGCGCCTGCTCGATTCTTGGAGGCACAGCGGCTGTTTGTGTCCGACAAGAAGAAGGAATACCGCACGCCGGAGCAATATCAGGACGCCCGCGTGGCAAGCGGACAAACCGATGTCTTCACGCACATTGGGGAATCGCTGTACATCCTGAACGGCGGCAGTGGCGATGCCTATTCGCTGCTGTACTGGCAAGCATTTGCCGACTTGTCGGAGGACGATGACACAAACTGGCTGCTGACAAACGCGCCGGATGTGTATCTGTGGGCTGCGTGTCGCCAGGCTGCGATCTACCTAAAGTCGGACGGCGAGATCGCCAAGATGGAGGGCCTGTACGCTGCTTCCGTTGCTCGGGTGAACGCTCGGGAAAAGCGGGCTGGCGCTTCCGGTAGCGTGTTGGTTCAGTTTGCGGCGAAGGTTGCATGATCCCGCTGCTTGGCTTCGCTCCTGACGCTGACGCCACAAAAGCGGGCGTTATCGTGGACTGCGACCATCTGATCCCGTATGAAGCGGGGATGCGCGGGGCTCCGACGCCGGTAGACGTTGGCGCTGATGCGCTCGCAGCGGCTTGCCGTGGCTCGGTGGCGGTGTCGGATCTTGCTGGGGATCGTCGGGTGTACGCGGGCACGGCGGCTGCGCTGTTTGAGCTTGTCGCGGATGCGTGGACGGATCGGTCTAGCGGGGCCTACACGCTTGCCATCGACGACCGATGGAGCTTCGTGCAGTTCGGGGACACGACGATGGCGGCGACGCCCACTATCGGCCTGCAACGCTCCACGGGCGGGGCGTTTTCGACTGTCAGCGGGGCTCCTACTGCAAAGCTAGTCGAGGCGGCGCAGGGCTTCGTCCTCGCGTTCAACACGACGACATCCTCGGACGAGTGGTATTGCTGCGCGTACCTTGACGATACGGACTGGACGCTCTCGGTTTCGACCCAATGCGTCAAGGGGCGGCTGATCGGCGGTTCTGGCCCTATCGTCGCGGCGCGGCGCTTCGGGGATGACATCATCGCCTACAAGGCGGGCGCGATGTTCGTCGGGCGCTATCAGGGCGCTCCGGCTGTCTGGGGCTGGCAGCAGGTATCGAACGACGTCGGCTGCATCGGACAGGACGCGGTGGTCGATACGTCCATCGGCCATGTGTTCGTCGGGCGGGACAACGTGTATGTCTACGACGGCACGACCCCGCGACC